GATCTATGACATTTTCTATAAATGGATTCATAAAAGCTTGTTGTGATCCTGGTTGTAATGCAGATACACCCATACCAACAACATCGGCACCACTTTGTAGCATTGGTTGAAACGCACCAATACCTGCTACCCCACGTTCTATGGCATCTTTTTGTATAGGGGTTAGTCCTGCTACTTGTATTTCTGGAAACTCAACGGGTTGCGTTGCAGTATCTCTAACGTCTGTCAAAAGTTTTTCTAAGAAATCTCTTTGATAATCTGGTAAGACTGTTTTTTGTTCAACTGTTGAAACTGCCATTATGCCATTCCTTCAAACTTGTCCATTAAATCATACATAGTTGCTATGCCTTTGTCTATGTTTCCATTACCTGCACCCTTTACAGCCTTTTCTGTAAATACAAACTCATTATTAGATAAGGCTGCACGTTGCACTGGTTTACCATCTTGATATATCATCCCTGGTATACTGTCCGAGGTCCCAGTTCCAGGGCCCTTTAATATACCACCAAACTCTGGAGATCCACCTTCCATTAGTGCACGAATACCACCACTATTAGTTGGCGGGTTCTTTTTGGCCATGATTGCATCTTCTAGTTCTTCAATAGATCTATAACCTATACCAGTATTTGGATCGTTAAAATTTAATAAACTACTTATACCAGATTCCATCATGTCACAACTCTATCAAAAAAAATAATAATCGTCTATTTATATTCGAGATATCGCACTCGTTGTCACCCTTGTTTTTGATAACTCTTGAATACTTGCAACGACATGCAGTCTATCTGCTGTCGCAGCTTGAACCTTCAGTACTTCACCACTTTGCAATATTAAATCTTTTGTTAATAATTCTATTGTAGTATTAGCTCCTACTGCTTTAACATTAAACAAAACAAAGGTATCACTACCACTAACAAGTTGTACTGTAATTGTATCAGCGTTACCGCTATCTTCTGCTACTAAAATAGAATTGACTATTGCTGCATTGAAATCGGCATCACTAGGAACTGTAAACAAAGTTGTAAGATTGGTTGTGGTAAGATCTAACTTTGCGTTTGTAACACCTTGAATATACTGAGGAATACTGGTTATAAGCATTAGCGTCTACCATCCTCTCGTATATCAACTCTAGGTGTACCAAGTTTATATTTTGTTCCTAGTGATGTAGAATCGATTCTTAAAGCAAAAGATCTACCTCGTAAACGATAATTTAATTTTTCTGTAAACTGTTCTACTGGACTAGTTGCAGACCTTTGTGTTGTATTTTGAGTTGTTTCATTAAAATCGGCACCAGGATTATTTCTTGATTTCATAGTAAAAGCTACGTCTGGATTAACGCTAGTAGATCCGTTAAATGTAATGTCTGGTATAACTTGTTTTATAGATAAAAATTTATCACCATCTCCAATATCAATGGCCGATGATTCAATGAACGATGTCATAGCAGATCCATCGTCATCAAACCCAACCTCATGATTATAAAGCAACGAACCACCTGTAGCTTGTGGTAGATTTCTTATGCCCCTATCAAGCCATGCTTGTCTTTCAAGTGTGCCGTAATACCAAACTTTTTCTAAGTAATTATAAGCGACATATTTGTCTATCTCTGTACCCGCAGACGATGGATAAAACCATAATATTTCACTAAATTCTGAATTAAGTCCTACATGTACCTTATCACGCTCTGCAAAATTAAAATCTAAAAATACTTTATCTTTTACTGTGCATGGTAGTTGTATTGTTTGACCACCAGAATACACATAAAATGTATCTACACCCATCCAAAACACTGCATCTTCAACAGCTATTGCAGAGAACGGACTCATAATTGTTATGTTCTTTGATAATTCTTGTAAACCAAACGTAAATGGTGGACCTATAAACTTCATGGCGTGTAATGTTTTGTTAGTGAAGACTAATATCTGTTGTTTTGTTTCAACAGCTTGTACGAAGGTAGATCCACCACCTAACCTTAAATCACCTGCTGTATTT